TTCTTTCTTTGTGACTCAGAGGGGTGGTCAGAAATGACTGCCCCTTTTTTTGGTCTTGAGGAAATGAAACAAAAGCTTATAACGTTATAAGAGAAAGGTAAAAATGTACATCACAAAGAAACATCAATTAGAATATATAAAACAGTTAGGGATACCTTCTAATACTCAAGCAAGAATGGATTGCCCATTCTGTCTAAATAAAAATACATTCAGCATCAATACCGAAGATGGCAAAATAATGTGGAAGTGTTACCATGCTAATTGCAAAATTGGTGGCACGACTGAACGCCCATTATCTCCAGAAGATATTGAGAAGTTCTTGGAACTATCGTCAACTAACAGCCCGGCTGAACCGAAAGTAATGTCTTGGACAATCCCAAAACATTTCACCAACATTCAGTCTAGCGAAAAATGTTTAGCATATGTAAAAGAAAATAATTGCTACTCATCATACCTTGAAGGTATTGTATCTATTTACTATGACCCAAGAAAAGATAGAGCAGTATTTATTATCAAAAAAGATGGTGAACCTGTATCAGCAGTAGGTAGAAGTTTAAATCCTATGGTGATGCCTAAATGGTTTAACTATAATAAAAATAATATTCCTTTTACGTGCGGTGATAATGATATAGCAGTAGTCGTAGAAGATTGTGCCTCAGCTTGTGCAGTTAGTCATGTGCATACGGGTGTAGCTTTATTAGGTACAACTTTAAAAGAAGAATATTCTTTGTATCTATCACAGAATTTTAAAAAGGTTATTATTGCTCTCGACCGAGACGCCACTAAGAAGGCATTTGATTTAAGCAAAGGCTTGAGGTATCTTGTTGATACTGAAGTCAAAGTCTTAGAAGAAGACTTAAAATATTTAAACAAAGAAAAGATAAAGGAGTTATTTGATGTCACTTGAAAATAGAATAATCAAGTTCTGTCTTAATCGTGACTTTTTTGAAGATAACAAAAAAAGAATAAGCAAGAGCAACTTTACAAATGGTCTTGCCGAAGTCTTTGATGTTATAAAGGATACGTACAAGAAGCACGATACTATTCAAAAACTTTCTGTTGAAGAGATTAAAGATGCATATTTTAATATTTATAAACCTGCATCTACAACTGCTCATAAACAGAAAATGTCTGCAATATTAGATAATATTGAAAAGGATAATACAGAATATAATGAAGCTATTGTTTCTGATACTTTAAAAAATTTACGTATCAAAGACCATGCTTTTAAATTAGTTAATGAAGCTAATGCTATATGGAATGGTAAAGAAAATAATTTATCAGCTATTAAAAAATTAGTAGAAGAATTTGATGAAGATGAGGTAGTAAATGAAGATGAACTTGTTCCTATTACTAAAGATATTAAAGAAATGTTAGAAGAAGTTAACGTAACTTCTAAATGGAAATTTAATATTAAAACTTTAGGAGATAGAATAGATGGTATTGGTGAGGGTAATTTAATGATAATCTTCGCTAGACCTGAAACAGGAAAGACTGCATTTTGGGTTAGTCTAACTGCAAGCTACCAAGGTTTTGCTCATCAAGGTGCAAAGGTTCATTGTTTTATTAATGAAGAACCTGCAGTACGAACTCAAATGAGAATGGTATCCGCTTGGACTGATATGCATAAGAAGGATATTGAAGATAATATAGCCGAAGCAAAAGAGGAATGGTCAAAGATTAGTGATAAAATTGTTTGCCACGACTCTGTGGATTGGTCTTTAGAATCTCTTGATAAGTACTGCGAAGAAAAAAAACCTGATATTGTTATTGTTGACCAATTAGATAAAATTAATGTCACTGGCAATTACAATAGAGGTGATGAACGATTACGAGCAATCTACTTAGGTGCTAGAGAGATAGCAAAAAGAAGAAAGATTACTATAATCGGTATGTCCCAAGCTAATGCAGAAGCAGAGGGATTAACTAATCTATCATTTGATATGATGGAGAATAGCAGAACAGGAAAAGCAGCAGAAGCTGATTTAATTATTGGTATAGGAAAGGCTTATTCGGAAGGGGACACACCCAACTTCTCAAGAAGTCTGAACATACTAAAGAATAAAATAAACGGTTGGCATGGTATTGTTAATACTATATTGCTACCAGAGAAATCGAGGTATATAGAATAATGAGAGTCACAGTATTTGATGTAGAAACTACAGAAGAAGGTTTTAAGGGAAGTTCTAGCCCTTATTACCCAGAGAATAAGTTAATAAGTTTAGGAATAAATGATGAGTATTTATTTTTCTGGCATCCTGATTTGCCAGATATTGATTTAAAAAAGAATAAAAAAATAGTACAGGATATTTTAGACAAGACTGATTTACTAGTCGGTCATAATATTAAATTCGATTTATCTTGGATTTATTCTTGTGGATTTAAATATGATAAAAGTATTTATGATACCATGATTGGTGAGTATGTTTTATATCGTGGTGTTAAAACTAAAATATCTTTAGCGGAATGTTGTTTGAGAAGAGGATTAATCAGAAAAGCTACATCCATTATTGATACTTATAGGTCACAAGGAATGACTTTTAAAGATATTCCACCTAAAGATATTGAGTTCTATGGTCGAAGAGATGTGGACTGTACTAGACAATTATTCAATGCTCAGGCAGCCGACTTAGGTAAAAAAGCTAATAGCAGTTTAACTCCTACCGTTAGAATGATGAATAAGTTTACGAAGGTTCTAACGGAAATGGAAATGAATGGTATCTATATTGATAAAGATAAACTCTTAGATGTGAAAGAAGAGTTTGAAAAAGAACATAAACAACTAAAAGTACAAATAGATAATACTATTTGGGACATGATGGGAGATACTAAAGTAGATGCAAGTAGCCCGGAGCAGTTATCTTGGTTGCTTTATGGATTTAAGGTAACCAATAAAAAGAAATGGGCTGAGTTATTAAATATTGGTGTTAATAAAGATACTAATAAAGCTAAACGTAGACCTAAATTAACTCTATCTGATTTTAATGGTATTATGAAAAAGTACACTAAACCTTTACATAAAACTCGTTCTGAACAATGCAATGAATGTTATGGCAAAGGTAAAGTACAAAAAATAAAATTGGATGGGAAGCCTTATAAAAATTTAAGCAAGTGTGAGAAATGTGAAGGAGATGGTTATCTTTATCACGAACTAAAAGAACTTGCAGGATTTAAAGTTAACTTAAAATCTATTATCGAAAACTTCTCGAGAGATAGTAAAGATACCGTTAGTAAACTAGTAGGGTTTACTTCTACGGGTGGATTTAAAACTGATAAAGTAACACTGATGACTATTGCAAAGTATAGTAAAAATGGAATAGTAGATTTTATTGATACTGTAACTCGATACAGTGCTATAGAAACGTATTTAAAAACATTTGTTGACGGTATTCAAAACTTTGTAGGTTGGAACTCTATACTACACCCTCAATTTATGCAGACTGCTACAGCAACAGGAAGACTATCGAGTAGAAATCCTAACTTTCAAAATCAGCCACGTGCTAAAACTTTTCCTATTAGGAAAGTTATTAAATCACGATTTAAAGATGGTAAGATTATGGAAGTAGACTTTGCACAGTTAGAATTTAGAACTGCAGTCTTTCTTGCTCAGGACAAGCAAGGAATGAAAGATATTGAAGATGGTGTGGATGTTCATCAATTTACTGCCGACATTATTGGAGTATCTCGACAAGATGCAAAGGCTCATACCTTTAAACCTCTGTATGGTGGAGTCAGTGGTACGGATGATGAAAAAAAATATTACACTGAGTTCTTAAATAAATATAAACAGATTAAAGAGTGGCATGATAAATTAGAGTATGATGCAATCGCCACTAAAATGATTACCTTACCGACAGGTAGGCAGTTTTCATTTCCCGATGCGAAGAGGATGCCTTGGGGTAGTTCTAATTATTCTACCCAAATAAAGAATTATCCTGTTCAGGGATTTGCTACTGCTGATATTGTTCCTTTAGCTTGTCTAAATGCCTATGAGTTAATGAAGGAACGAAAGGTAAAAAGTCTACTTATCAACACTGTACACGACAGTATCGTAGTAGATGTCTATCCGGGTGAAGAGAAGATAATGTCTGATATATTATCTCAATCTACCAGAGGTGTAAAAAACACAATGAAATCAATGTATAATATTGACTTTAATGTGCCTCTTGATATTGAAGTAAAAATCGGAGATGACTGGCTTGACATGACGGAAATAAACGTGTAACTTATCCACAAATATATAAAGGAGGTCACATTAATGATGACTAATGATATATCAGTAAAACAAATGTCCGATGCACAGATTATGGCTGCGATTGGACAAACGGTTGATACAAACAGACCGATGCTATCTCGTTTACAGATTAATAGAGATGCAGAGGATGATGAAGGTAATAGATTACCTACGGGTCACTATTTTATTTATCATCCAGAATTGGAACAGAACATTTATGGTGAGTCAGTAGAATTTAGACCCTTCTATACTGCTTATCAGTACATGGCTTATAATCCTTCTGAAAAGAAGTATTCATCACGTTCTGTTATTTTTAGAAATTGGAAAGAAGATATCATTGATACAACAGGCGGTACTCGATGTGGTAAACTACCTGAGTCTCAAAAAACAAATCTTACTCCTGCTGAATTAGAACTTCAGAAAAATATTAAGTGTTATAAGATGACTTATGGCACAGTATCTTTCAAAGGGAAAAATGCAAAAGGGGAAGATATTGATATTGAAAACTTTCCTGTTCTTTGGAGAAACACTGGAACTAACTATAACATAGTTAACGAAGCATTTACGGGCTTAACTAATCTAGGTAAACCGATGTTTAAATATACTTTAACATTAGGCACAGAGAAAAGAAAAGCAGGTGCTGTAAGGTTCTTTGTTTCTACTTATAAAATTAACAAAGATAAAGAGTTAAACTTTACTTCGGATGATGAGAGAACTTTAGAAAGTTTCTTAACATTGATTAACTCTGAAAATAAAAGTGTCAGTACAATGCACGATAAAGCCACTGCTCAAGAAGCTTCTGATGGTGACACTGCTAAAGTTATTGAACAACTAGCATAGTGCATTTACTTTTAATAAAAATACAAGAACTGTTAGCCCGTTCTGGAAAGGAGCGGGTTGACATCTCAGAAGATATCATTGAAGATTTTGGGGAAGCTTGTAAGCAAGCTTTTAGAAAACAATTTACAGAAGAAAGAGACCCTAACTTTTCTATCCGAATGTCTGGTATTGGTAAACCTCTTTGCCAATTACAAATGGAAAAACAAAATACATCTTCTGAAGAACCCCCATACAATTTTAAAATGCGAGTTTTATTTGGAGATTTAATTGAAGCTTCTGCCATTGCTATTATGAAAGCGGCAGGAATTAAAATTCAATCAGAACAACAAGAAGTACATAATGAAATTGCGGGTGTTAAAATTAAAGGTACTTATGACGTAGAGATTGATGGTAAAATCTTTGATATTAAAAGTGCTTCTCCTTGGGCTTATGATAATAAGTTTGCTAAAGGGTTTGAAAATGTAGAAGAAGATGATAGCTTTGGATATGTTGTTCAAGGTTCATTATATTCTGATTCTTCAGGTAAACCTTTTGGTGGTTGGATTGTGATAAACAAATCTACCGGGGAATGGCAAATCGTAGAAACTCCTACATATAAAGAAGATTATAAAGTAAAAGCATTAAAGACTGCAGAAAATAATATTACTGCATTAGTTAATGATAAACCTTTTGAAAGATGTTTTGAGGATATCCCTGAAACATTTAACAAAGTAAGCACAGGAAATAGAGTATTGAATACTATTTGTTCTTTCTGTTCCTATAAGAAAGCTTGTTGGGGAAAAGAATTACAGTACCTACCTCAGCAACAATCTAAAGCAAAATCACCTCGTTGGTTTTGGTATACTAAAATAGTAAATCCCAAGGAGGGTAATGAAAATGAAAAAGAGTAAAGATTTAGAATCACGTGGTCCAGTAGTTTATGTAACCCCTGTCCCAACAAAGCAAGGTGCTTTTATGTGTAGTATCAAGAAGAATAAAAATCCTTCTGATGATGAAAGAACTTGTGAAGTTATTGCAATGGGTATGATGAGAATGGCTCTGACTGACCCTCAGTATGTTTATGATTTAGGAATAGAGGCTCTAGAAGAAGAAGAGGTATTAGAAAGTAATAAACCTGTTCTTAAAGGTAATGGTAAACATGATGATACTAATATTATTGATATCTTAGAGTATATTAAATTTAAAAATAATAGTGGTAA